CGTCGTTAGCAAAGCTAGTTGCATCGGTTCCGGTGGTCGTAAAGCCGACGTCAGTTGCAGCATTCAGGCGGTAATACTCATTGTCGTAACGGATGTACTGGTTGTGGGAGCTAAACTGGAATGGGCCATTTTCGTAATCCCCCAGGAAGACATAACCGGATGAAAGAAGAAACTGCTGAAAGCGATTTTCTTTATCCGTTTGAGATTCGGAAAATGTAGACTCCTGTGTTGATAGCTGAGAAGAGAAACGCGATTCAAATTCATTTGATTTTTCTTCGAAAGCGGATTCCCTTTCTGACTGAGATGATTCAAATGAATACTGCTGGGTAGTCATTTGACTTTCAAATTGAGTCTCCTGCTCAGATAACTGAGAATCAATGGTTTGTACAAGACTAGTGGAAATACCCTGAGCCTGATCTCTTGCCATTTCAGCAGCGGCAGCAGCATTTTGTGCATCAGCAACAGATTCAGAGATATCAATAACAGGCTGCTCAATACTTAATAGGTATTGCTTTGCCTCTGCAGCACTCACAGCGGCCTGTGCTGCGAACTGTGCCGTTTGCTGTGTGTCGGTAGTCGCCATAATTTTTCCTGTTATTACCACTCGATATGCACAATGCCATCGGCGCCATCGCCGGACGGGTAAGCTATTCCGCTGAAATCAATATCGTATGCGCCACCACCACCAGAGCCTGCTGCTTTCCCTTTCACGCCGCCGGTTGCGCCGCTTCGTCCACCACCCCCCCAGAACGAAGCCCCGCCAGAACCGGTAAGCATGTTGGTCGCAGCCTGGCCGTCCTGACCGGTGCCACCCTGAATGTTGATATCGCCACCTGACGCAACACCGCCATCACCACCGGCGCTGTTCACGATGCTGGCCTTGTTGGATTTTTTCCCGCCGCGGCCGAAGATGACCCCACCCAAAGAAGAGTCGCCGCCGTCATTGCCGGACACGGCTCCTGATACCGCTGTACCACCTTTACCGACGACAACAGATAAGGTCGCTCCCGGAACAACATCCAGCCAGCCTAAAGCTGTACCGCCAGCACCTCCGCCGCCGCCGCTATAGGACTCACTTGAAGATGACGCCTGACAACCGCTTCCTGATCCACCTGCACCCGTCACGGTGTAACGAATACGCGTCACCCCTGCAGGCACGACGAACGAATATGTCCCGTTGACTGCGTAAGCGATGTTTCCATGAGGCTTCGAAAGGGAAGTTACGTTGGTTCCATCAGAGTGGACTTGAGTAACTGTGCCTGGCTTGCTGACAACCGTTGCGCCCGCCGCCCTGGTGCTTAACTGAACGTAGTAAGCGCTGCCGGTGCAGTTATTTTCGATGGTCCAGTCTTTCACCCATGGAGGGAGATATAGGATCCGGTTACCAGTTAGCGCGCCGGTGAGAATTAGCCGTGGGTTAGCAGCCTGCAGATCGGTGGCGTTAACGTTAGCCGTCGATATTGAAATGCTGGCCGCCCCGCATCCCCATGAAGGCATCCAGCCAGATGCCGTGGCGTCGGTTTTTTCCGGTGCGGTGTTATTGGAATCTATGGTGTTGAGCCACGACACCGAGTAATCGCTGGAGGGGATCACCGCACCTTTCGGATAGCCTGAAATGGCCGTTCTGAAATCTGCGTTAAAGGGATATCCCATCCCGGCATCCGACCATTGCAGGCGAGTGTAAAGATCATTAAAAATGCCGTTAAAGTCCTGCCCCTTCGGCGGCTTACCGCCGGCAGAAAGTGCAATACGGGTCAGCGGCGGGAAACCGGAATCCATAGCCGCCAGGCCGTCAGCCAGCGTTTCAGAGGTGGAATTGACCGGGATCGTGTTTTTGTCGCCGCTCGCAGAAAATACAACCGTCAGACGTGACGGTATGGCTGAATTATTCAATTCAGACCTCCTGAACGATGTTAACTTTTACCCCGGGAGGGGAAGGAAGCGCGCCGGAGCTTTGCACTATGGCCAGCTCAGAATCGGAAAGCTGGAATTCGAATACGTAGCTCATGACATGGTTGCCATCGTCACGCACGTAAGCCCGCCCGCTGGTGCCGAACATGTACATCAGCATGCGGTTCATGACCGGTACAGTGCAGTCGCTGATGTTCGCCATCGCTTTGCACATGATCAGCTTGCGATATGCCTCATTGGTCAGGACGACAGTATTCGTGTCCTGTACGCCGGTATAGAAAGGTGCCTGGTTAAAGGGTTGCGGGTCGGTGAGTTCTGCCGGGGTGCTGGTCGCTTCGCCAAACCCCAGAAACTGTTGGGATGGCGTCACAGTCAGCAAACGCTCTACATCAACGATTTTACCCCAGCACATCAGCCCGTAATCGCCGCAGGTCTCGATGTTGAATACGAGGTCATAGAACGTGTCTATCCAGTCCTCTGGCGCTACAGAAGCGTTAAAGGTATCAATCAGTGACCGCAGGCTGGTTGAGTTCACGTACTGCGCGTAGATCGTCCAGTCGACATTATTCACTTACCGCCTCCGTTATGATGTTTGTCGCATCGAGAGTCGGTTCCTGATCTATCCCCATAGTCAGCGCACTAGACCAGGTGGTTCCGTCCAGAGAGATCTGGACCGAAAGAACGTTCATGTTCTGTGCATCAAGCGCCTGGATGGGGCCGATATACCGGCTGCCATAAATTCGCGCACCGGCACGCGCCCGGGTACCGCCATCTGCGCCGGTAAAGGCATTCAGGACGACCGTTCTGATCTGCGCGTTGATATCTGATGGAAGACCATCATTCGCTTCGTATTCCACCTTGATATGAACGCTCACCGCATCCAGCGTTTTCCATCTGTAGGTGTACTCCGGATAAGGGGCGTCATAATTTTCGGTATCCTGCACGGTTCCGGTGGTGTCTCCGTTCATAACGGTGCCCGGGGGAAGTTTTTTATTGATGGCCTCTGCAATCTCAGCTACTGCCCCGCCATAAACCCCTATATAAATCGAGCTGGCCAACAGCGTGTAATTCGTGGAACCTTTCTCGACGGAAGTGGGCTCTTTGTTGTCGATGACATAAACATCAAGCACCCCATCGACTTCCAGGACAGCAGCCCGCACAGCTGCTGCCGTGTTGAAGGCGTTACGTGCCACTGACTGGCGACGGCGATACTCAAATGCAGATCGCCCTTCAACATTCGAGCCCGGCACACCCGCGGTCTCGTTGGTGATACTCGACCAGCCACTTACCGCGACATAGATGTTTGTCAGGGTGCCGATGGGACAAGCTATCGGCCCGGTAGTCAGGTTCTGGAACTCGATCTTTACCGTCCCGTCGGCGCCTATCGTTCCGGCCGCCAGGGAAACGTACATATAACCGTTATCGTCGGTAGCATAGGACTGTGCCGGAATCACCGTTCCCGGCACGCCGGAACATGTGGCTGTTACAACCGTACCCGCAGCAGCAATGCGATCGAGGAAGTAAATTCTGCCGATGCCATCCTGAAATCTGCCGGAGGAAAAGTCCGGGTTCATGTTGTTGACGATAGCCAGAAGCTGATCGTTCTTGTCTGCGATGATTGCAGTGTCAGTGACAGCCAGTTGCCCCTGCGGCGTCTTGAGGTTAGTGCTCATCGCCGTCCCGAATGCAGAACCAATATCTGCTATACGCCCGGCAAGAATGTCTCCCTCATCCGGAACATCAAGGCCAGTGGTGGAAAAGGTCACGGCCGGTACCGCCGTAGAGATTGTCGTCATTTTTTCCTCACAGGGTGACGCTGGAATCCAGGCCGTTGGTATCCACGATCGCAATAACGCCGGTAGTGCGGCGCGTATCGCGGTTGTTAATCAGCGTCGGCTCAGCGCGCGCGATATAGCTCATCCGCAACGCTTCAACCTGAAGCGCGGCCGCCATGGCGCCGGTGCTGGCCTTAACGTTCAGAAGCTCTTTGTAATTAACGCCGGTGTCTTTTTCGTAAATGCACTCGCCGCGTATGGCCAGGCATGCCGTCGCTACGTCCTGAGCGCAGGCGTAGGGATTTTCAACCGTGGCGATATTACCCAGCTCATCAAGGACAAGATCCCAGGTATCGGTATCGAGTTTGAGAGATATTGTTTTCATGGATTTCGCCCATAAAAAAACCCCGCCGAAGCGAGGTTTTTGTTTTTGAGTTTTTAGCGGGTTTATTTGCCTATGATTCCTGAAATGATAGCCAGCAACGCAATGCCTCCAATCAAAATTGCAATTCTGCTCCAGGCTATCTGGGTTCCATTATATTTTGGCTCAGGGATCGGCATAGACTCTATCTCACTACCACAATGCTTGCATTTTGTGGCCTGATACTTCACTGGCTCTGCACAATATGGGCAATCTCGCATAGGGCCGGTTGAGTCACTGGCAACGGTACCTACTGTATTGCGTTGCGTAACGAAAAGAACATGAATAATGGCAACGATAAAAAGAAGGAATCCATACAACCACCACGCGCCGAATGACCTACCCTTACTTTGAGCGATAAAGGCAGGAATTAATCCAAGCAGAGCAGCTATGACTAAGAGCGACATTTTTATTCCCTTTATGCCGGTGCCAGAGGATCGGTTCGGCTTCCCCCTGATATTACCCCGCCATGGTCATGCCCATCAACGATAGAGCCATCGACAAGCTCAAGTTTGCCATCTGAGTGGACTTTCAAGCCATTGATGTTAACCACGCCAGGGCTTTTTATATTTATGCCACTTCCAGTAAATTCAGCAAATTCAGTAGGTTCTCCATTCATGCTGGCTATTGCGGTTATGTACATCGCATCGGAATACGAGTGGCGGCGCTGAGTTGGTGCGGGCCCCTCTGATCTGGTTTCCCTAACGTTCGTAGTGTCCTTGTCGCAGATAACAACCAGACCAATGTCTCCTGGCCTTGGCTCCATTTTTACCGCGCTGTTTCCAGCCTGAAGTCTGAGGTATGGGATCTGGTAAACGTCCCGATTGGCAATGGCCCGGCCTGAAACGTCTACATCATTAACCAGGGGGAGAACGGTCAACACATCGCCTTCAACCTCCCTAACCAGAACAATATCAACAAACGTCATTCCTTTCAGCGCTGAATGTAGCAGCGATAATATGGCGTTACCCTGCGATGACACACTCTCAGGGGTCTGGTTAGTTAGCATTTTCATCCCCTTTTACAAGATACCCAGGCGCGGCCACAACGAACGTTTCCCACAGGCCACCGGGAACTTTACAGGAAAGATAATGAGTAGTTCCTGCCTGAATAATCCACTCCCCGCTTGCGTGCGGCAGGTCAGTCTCAAGGATGATTTTGGTATTCAGTTTCAGAGATGGAGAGTAAATGCAGCGAAAGTTAATCCCCATGTCATAAAAAATCGGATACCCAATAAGCCCTGTTGATGGAGAAACATATGGAACGACAGAGTCAGAGGGTTTCTTCCCAGTGTAAATAGTGACGGTGCCAAAATCAATATTTACCGTTATTTTATGCGCAGCTGCTATTTCAATGATCTGCTTTATAGCATTTCCTTTGTACACCGGGTTGCGCTCGGTGCTTTTGACGTCGACATTGATGAATTTCAGGCCAACTTTAAAGGCAAGAGCGCGAATCATATCAGCCACATCCGCATCGCCGCGAATGGATGTGGGCTCACAGGGGATCAGGCGCTCCCTGCCGGCGGCCGCCGCGGTTATCTCAATCGGCGCATCCGGCATCTGGTTCAGGTTAATCCTGGCTGATGTTATTGACCCGGAAAAAACACGGGTGTCGCCAGCATAAACGACGATAGCATTTTGCTCGGCGGCGATTATTTTTTGCGCGTTGGTCGTCAGCTTGGCCATGTTCTCCAGCGACAGGCCCCACAGGCTTAGCTCCATCATTGTGCCTGTAGCGCCGCCAAATGCTGATATAGCCGCTTCACACTTGAAGCCTTTAACCGTCAGCGTGTTACCAATGCCACCGTCAAACGTACCGTTGGCCAGCGTGAACGATACGGTAAGTTCTCTCTCCTTGTAACTCATCTGCCGACCTCACTGCTCGTCGCATAATACAGCTTGAATCTGGTGCCGATTTCGTCGTAATAAGGATCGGCTGTACCTTTTGAGTCAACGAAAACCAGATCGCCACTGAACCCCAGATATTTATACCGAACCAGGTAAACGCAGTTCAGGCAGAGAACACCCTGAAATATCGGCTTGTCATCGACATACAGATCGGCGTAAAACCCGGTTGAACGCTGATGTAACTTGATCGCGCAGTTCTGGCCGCCAAGCGTGACATAGACCTTTTGGGATAGTGACGGTGATAAGCTAATTTCCTGCATGTCACATCACCTTTTCCAGAAAGTCGGAGACGGTGCTTTTTATCTGCTTAGAAACTGCAGTCGAAGAGCTGTCCCACGCCTTAGAGACCGACTCGGCCGCCGAGTTAACGTTAGATACAATCCCCGCCCCGGTCGTCTGGAGAGCGTCTGATAAGGTTGTATCTGCACTTGACCAGGCATTCTTAACATCGCTCAATGTCACCTCTTTCGTTGCCCCGGTGATCACCTGCGTTGATGCTGCGGCGCCATTGTTGGTTTTCGCGTTGCTGGTCGGCGGCCCTTCAATCACAGCATTTGAAAGCATGACCTCCCCGCCGTCCATGATCTCCTCGAAAGTGCAGTTCGCCATCAACAACGTCTGCCCGCGATATGACCCCACAAAATAATCGAAGTGGGTCAGATCGTAGCTGCAATACACCGTGTCCGGCGTCTCGATGTTGTAGGTGCTGGCCGTGTTTTTCATCTCATCCAGTTTCTGAATGAAATTGTTCCGGCTCAGCAGAGAGAAGTTGGTCAGGTTAGGCAGTGACCCGGAAAAAGCCGTCCACCCCTCAAGGGCAAAAATGATCCTGAGTTCAGACGGCTGTTTCACTTTGTTGTAGGACGTGTACCGGCCCTTTTCTACTGGCCCCTTAGTCACTGCCGCATCACCGTAGCGATCAACGCTAACCCAGCCGGAAGGAGAGAAAACCTCCTGCCCGGCTGCAGCCGTCAAAAGCGACTCGTCAACGGTGTTATAGGTGATCCGGTAAGTTGGCGACAGGGCGCTGTTAAGGACGGATAACAGGCTTCCTCCCTGAATGGCGGATAGCACTGTCGAGACATTCAGAGAAAACGACATGAGTTATTGTCCTGAGTAGCCAGCCAAAAGCATGACACGGTTGTCGCCGTGCTTTTTGATGTCGCTGGTAAGCTGTTCCACGTTCTGGGCCTGGGTGGTGATTTTGGTGCCATAAAACTGATAAGTCGCACCGGACTGCCCGGGCATCGCGCGGTCTACGGCCATCCCGGCGCCGGGGCGCATTCCGGCCATGACTTTAGGGACGTAATTGCGAGTTTCCGACGGTAGGTTATCCATGCCTTTCTTCTGGACGTTTCCGAGCCCCCAGTTATAGGAGGCAAGAGCTTTTTCCAGATCGCCACCAGTAGCATCCAGCAGATAGCGCAAATATCTTGCAGCGGCATCAGCTGACTTGTGGGGGTCATAAACGTCCATCCCCTTCAAACCCAAGTCTCTGGCAGTTCCATCCATAAACTGGAATGGGCCTTTCGCCCCTTTGGGGGATACTGCGAACGGGTCGCCACCCGATTCAGTACCAGCCACCGAAGACAGCAGCCCAGCAGGAAGCCCATATTTACCTTCCAGCGCCCCGAATTCCCCAGCCATTGCCTGAAGAAATGCCTTTCCTTTAGCGCCAAGGCGAGCAGCCTGCGCATTAAGCGGGACGTTTGGCTGGTATCCCGAGGTATCTGGCTGCATTGTTGCCGCGCCAGCTGGAGAGATCAGGGCGTCAGCGATTTTTGAAAGGAGATTTTTGGTGCTTTCCCAATAGTCTCTTTCATCCTGCTGCTGCCTGCGCTGTTCAGGAAGCGGCTGAAACTTAACTGCATCCAGCATTTTCTGCGTTGCCTGCTGCTGCGGGCTTAGATACGCAGAGTCCTGATCAGGTTTAAAATCCAGCGTGCCGCCGTTTTTCTTCAGCGCCTGCTCGGCTGCCTTCGTCACTCCGGGCAGCGCATCATTGCCGGTAGGCTTTCCGTCTTCAGTACCGTACCACGCCTTTTTAAACTCATCGGCAGCCTTGGAGAAGTTGCCGTTATTGAGCTCGTTTAAAGCGTTACCCAGGTGGTTAAGCACTTTTCCGAGCATGGAAAAGTTATCTTTGAGGTTGCGCAGATCGCCTGATAGCGCCCAGCTACCAAGGTCAATACCAGTAATGTCGTTAATGTCCCGCTTCAGCTCTTTGAAGAATGAAGAGGATTTTGCGTTACCAGACGACCACTCTATGAGGAGACCATTCAGATCGCGAATGGTTGGTATCAAGCCCACGTAAATCTGGTTTTTTACCGTGTCGAGATTTTGCCCCAGCTCCGCCCATGCGGCTGTAAATTCCTTTGCGCCTTTGGTTGAGGCGTCTGTAATGCCGGAGCTTTTGGTCAGGCGATCAACGTCAGGCAGGAATTTCCCTTCCTGATTACGCTGCAAGGTTGCATCATCAAATCCAAGACTTAACCCGACCTGCCGGCGAAGGTTTGGATCGCTGATTTTCCGTAGCGCATCAAGGGATGTTTTGGCCAGAGAACTGGCGTCCTGTCCCCACACGTCAAAACTCTGGCCCGTCAGCGCATTTAATTGCGCCAAGCCACCAAAAATAGAACTACTGTAATCGCCGACCCTCGCTCCCTGTATGGCGCCCTGAAACCCCTGCAGAGAAGCGCTTATCTTCTCAGCTGAACTTCCTGCTGCCTCTGCTGACTTCGACCAACCGTCAAGCTCACGGGCCGATAGCCCCAGTGCTTTCGACTGGATCGACAAATCCATAAGTCCGGAAGTGGTGCTTTTCACAAAGCTTATCAGGCCGCCGGCAGTGACGGTAACGCCAGTCAGTGCCAGCAATTCCGTCTTTATGCTGCTGAAGAACGAAGCGGCTTTCTTGCCCTGCTCCGCCATTTCCTTGGCGGTATTTTTGGCATCTTCGCGCTGCTTTTTCAGGTCATCACTGACTTCCTGCTGGCCTTTGCGGAACTGAGAAGTATCAAGGCCCAGCGTCACCAGGAGGGCATCAATTACCGTTGCTGCCATGATCACTCTCCGCCGCTATGGCTCTGTTGGTGTTATCCACGGTCATTATTTCAATCAGCCACCACATATCCTGGACGCTGTACACCGTGTCCAGATCGTGGAGTGTCGCCATTTTCCCGGAGATCACCGCGGCGATGGTGCGCGGTACATTCGCATACTGTATGAAGCCGCGATCTGAATCTTCCGGGACGGATAAGGGGATTTCTAACTTGCGGTGGCTGCTACAAAAGCGATATGGAGTTTGAAGGCTTCGATTTTCAGGCGCGACCAGGTGCTGATTTCTTCGATCTGACCTTCGTCAACGAGCGCTGTTTCGATACCGTTACCCCCGAGGAATTTCACGCAGCCAAGCAACTCATCAAGCAGAGGCTTTGACTGTGCGAACGGAACTTTAGCCAGTGAAGTGATACCCCACTGAGCGAGACCTGCCATGCCGCTGGCCATCACGCTTTCGTACAGCTCGCGAGCTTCTGCGTTATCCTCGGCTGGGGCCGGCGCCACCGCAGCACCGATGGCCATCATCATATTGTCGGGAACGGTAACGCCGGCGCCAATCACGGCGCACGCCAGGCGGATCGCCCACTCTTCGGCCTTTCTCGCCGGCATTTCGGTGATTTTGAACTGCTTACCCTTGTCACGGTTATCTGCTTCAACCGTGAATACGATGCTTTTACGAGCCATTTTTGTTTCCTGAATGAGTTATCTGGCAATAAAAAGCCCACCGTAGTGGGCCGTTTGCATTCATGCGATACCGGGCAAATACATCTGCACCTCATCAGCTACACGCTCGCGTGCTGCGTGGAGCAATTTCTTGCGGCCACCTACTCCCCACCTGGCCATCTGGCTTGCGCATTGACTAATCGCTTTGGTTTCAGTGTTGATGATATGGTCGATTTTGTTCAGCCTGGACATGGCGCTGATCCCCAAACGTACAACGGTTCGAAATACCTCATACACTTCAATTTCGAACTCCGGCTTAATCCATGCAGCGTAGCGAATGGCAAGTAGCTCGACGCCCCATGCTCCTGATTCAGATCCGCCTTTTATCACCTTAAGCGGTTGATTTTGTTCCGAAGCACTTTTTAGTGCTTTGGATTGAAGCGCCTTGATGAAGCGTTTTATTTGGGCGCTTCTGAGGAATACGCTTGGGCGCTGGGACTCTGTAGCCTCCCCATTTGCCACGGCGGCCGCATGGAGATCATTAAGGCTATAGCGTCCCTCATCGTCGACACGAACGGAGACTCCGTTTACTGATACGGTTGGATACTTCATCGTATTTACCTTTCTGTGGTGTGAGCCTGCTCGCGTAGACGTGGGCGGCCAAGAGCGGAACGATGAAATCCACCGCCCTGTCTCAGACTCACACTACGGAAAGCTCTTGTGAGAAGACGCACGCGAGTGCGCGATTTGTTGCGGGCATAAAAAAGCCCGGACTTAGCCGGGCTGATTTTTTTACGCTGAGTAGTCTGACGGGGTGACAGTTTCCCACTGGATAAGCCCAGTTACCGGCTGAAGCACACGGCCGGCAGACGGCATACGGCGCGCGCGCTGCAGGATGCCGTTGGTCATGATGTACTTTTTTCCCAGCGACGGCAGGATCACAGTCCCATTAACACGCAGCACAGACCGCGTGGTCATCTGCGTGGTTTGCCAGTTGTCGATGTACTTAATCGACGGGGAGGATGCCGCCAGATGAAACGTCCACGGCAGATCACCATAAACAAAACCACCCAGCAGTTTCCCGTCAGCAGTACGCTGGTACTCTGCCATGTCGGTATCACCCATTTCGAAGATGTTTTGCGCTTCGAACTGCTCCAGGTTAAACCCTGACGGGTAGAGCTCAGCGATTACCAGCTCAATGATGGCGTCAGCCGCCGTAATATTTTGACCGGCCATTACTGCACCTCCGTGCTGTTAACGGTGATACCCTGGATGATCCCGCCGTCGGTGTACCAGAAGTAAACCGTTGGCTTGGTACGCGCGGCGCGCATTGCCGCGGTGAACGGGCCGATGTAGACGTAATACCCTTCAGCCAGAAGCGAATCCGTAACATCGACGCCAGCGATGGCGTTAATCTGGTCGATCTGCGACTGGTCAAGATCGGTGCCTGCCGTCATGCCACCCCATGCCCTGAACTGCTCAATGGTCGGCTTCATGCACGACTCAATACGAGCTTTCCCGGCTGCTGCGAAGGGAAGATTGCTCGCCTGCTGGAACAGCGCAACGAGAGCCGCCTGAAGCTGAGCATTTACCCATACCTGACCAGCCCATGCGTCAAGCCAGGCGTAATCACCGGTAATAGAGCCGGGCGCCCACTGGTTGGTTTCGACTGCATTCGAGGCATAGTTGCCGTAGAAGTTATAGCCGTTGGCCTTGGCCGCCTCGTAATCAGTATCGTTACTGATCATCGGCAGCAGGCCGGACACCTGACGACCATTCAGAGAACAGCGCCCATTGGCCTGCGTGAAGTTCAGCGCAGCCACAAACCCCATAGCGTTTGCTGCGTGGTTCGGATAACCATACACCGGGCAGGTGTCGTTATAGGCGTAGGTGTTGATGATGTCGTACACCAGTGCATTCGAGCTTCCCGCCACGATTGCCGTTCCTGATGCGTCCCATGGGACATAGGCAAAGCGATGGTTCTGGCTGTTTGTCCAGAGCGCAAACGCATTAGCCTGGTCTTTGGTGACAGCGAACGTCGTGGAGAATGTTACCCAGTCCTGCTCTTTGGCCAGAATGGCAGTAAAGATATCGTCAACCACTGCCGGCGCCGCACCCTGAGAGATCACCGCGCCGGTCGCTTCGGTCAGTTTAAGGCCTGTGGCCAGCGTACCTTCATCGGCAAAGGTAATGGTGCTATCCACGCCTGTGGTGGCAGAGGTGATGATGAATTTCTTCAGCACGCTATCCCAGGTCACTACAACCGAGGAGCCAATGCCGGTTTCAATCAGCTCTGCAGCGTTATCAAAACTGGTCGCGCCGCTGAGGTTGATAGCCGCAGAAGTCTCCTCCGTGCCGTCAACGGTCAGAGTCAGCGTACCCGAAAGCAACTTGAGCTGTGCCAGCGTGGTCGCGGCGTGCGATCCGGAACGAAGGAATGCCGCCACTGCTGCGGTATTGAATCGGCTAAAATACAGCTTGCCAGGCATCTGTGTTTTACCGGTGAAAGCGGCGAAATACAGCACCGCGGCGGTGTACTCAATCGACGCGCTGCCGAAGTACGCCTTTACCTCATCCGCACTGGAAAATGAGGGTACTGCACCAACCGGCGCGTATGCGCTGTCGGTCAGGAACAGGCCATTGAGATCAATAGCTGTCCCTGTCGCCTTCAGTACGCCGGGAAGCATCTGGGCGATTTTTGATAGCGAAATTGCCATTTATTATTTCTCCGGAGAAAATCTCACGTCGACCGGCTGAGATATCACATCTGCGCCTGTCATAAACTGCTGAGGAACGCTGACGACAATCAGCGGGTTTGCGTGGAATTCAAGCGTCCAGCGGGATTCCCACTGTTTCTCGCCGTTGATCATCGAGGTTTGCCGCGGGGGGCCGGAATATAGCGGCACCAGGATATTTGCGTTTTCCCTGAACCAGGTGCATGCGAATTCGGAGCGGGCGATGCGCGAAAAGATGGTGGCATTGTTTTGCGCCTGATCTCCGTAGAAATCGAGCTGACATTGCCATTCGTCAACGCGGCGAAGTTCTGCCCACCCGTAATCGCTGACGCCGTCATACTCGTAATTGACAGCACTGGTTGAGAGGTCCGTCAGAAAAAGCGGCGTCATAGTAATGAAACCGCCTTTCGGCATGGGGGTCTGATTTTGCTGAGTCTGCGTGATCTCTGCGTCCGGAAAGAGGACAGAAAGAAAATCGCCAGTCGCCTTAAACAGATCGCTTTCAGTGACCTGCAGGCCTACGTCAATTGTTGACATGCGATAACCCTCGTCCAGTCCGGCCAGTTTTCAGGCACATCCACAACCAGCCATGTTTCATTGCCGATAACGAACTTATCGCCGCCCTGCTGCCGCTCCCTGTTAATCCCACACCAGTTGCCATCCGTCCAGATGCTGACCAGCACACCCTGGATGTTCATGTTATCCATGTGCCTGATATCAGCCTGACTCAGCGCCTGCTTTTGCACCATCATCGTTACCGGCGGCGCGAAACCTGGAGAGGTCGAGTAATCCGGGTTTTTGATTGGTCCGATCGAGCGGTAAATCTGCGCCTCGACGCGAGGATTAACCGCGCTAATGGCGCCTCGCACTATGGAATGAAGATTCACTCTTTCACCTCGTAGTCGACCGAGTTCAGCATGTGGGCCGAGTCGATTAACGGGTCATTAAACCCTTTTTTGTCGACCGTGCTTTTTGCGTTCGGCGGTTCAGAAAAGGCGATGATTGACGACTGAATCTGCCCTTTGATCCGCTCACCCATCAGCGCCAGGCTTTTGCTGGCGTCAAAATCGTTTGCCTTCATGAGCTTCCCGAGCTCTCCTCCCCACTCAGGACCATGTTCAGAAATGGTCTTCCTGAAGTACGGCCTGGATGGGATCGTAACGATATGCTCGGGTATCATTACTGACTGCGCGAAATTGGCCTTTGATGGCTTTGCGAAGCGCGAAACGCCGTCACGGCGAACGTAAAAGTTCAAATCCCGGGTATGCGCCGGGATTTTTACAGTGCCGCCAAATTCGTTAGTGGCTGCCACAAGTGCTACCGGCGTCCCGTCTGGGTACTTAGCCCCCTCAAGGAAACCCACCTTCAAATCATCGCCAGAGGACAGCCCCTTTGCGATAGACTGCAGGTGCTCCATCAGCTTATCGCCGCCTGACATTCCATCCATAGCTACCTCCGGATGAATGAACGACGATTATAATGGCCCGGGTACATTGAAGGGGATGAGCCTGGGACATAAAAACCAGTCCTGTAAGGCTTTGTGGCCTCCCAGTAAGCTGACCCGTAAGTAGTCTGCTTATACCACCAGGAGCTTTCGCTTGAGGGGCCTGCGTCAGCTGATACTGACACTGACCCCTCCGATGCGCTTGCCACACGGCCAACCAGACCAGAAGCCTTTTCGCCGTTTACGCCTGAATTCAGCGCCGCAATGTGCGCAACCAGCATGTTCAGGAAAAGAGCCCGGATAGAGATATCTTTTACCGGGCTGCTGTCCGTGTTATTCAGGTAAATCGTTGCCTCCGTGAAGTACGCATTAAGCAGCGTTTCACTTACGGCATCGAACTCCGGATAACGCTCACGAAATGCGGCAACATCAAAGACAACGATCGCCATTATTTTTTGTCCGCCTTCTCAATGCCCGGGGCTGGTTTGTTCTGATCCAGACCTTCCAGACCAGTTTTCTCCGAAGCGTTTTCATTCGCTTTCGCCTGAGCGCTGCTGGTTTTCGCCTGGGCAAACACCAGCTCTTTGCGAACATAGGGCTGATCAGCATGTACGGCCAGCCACGCCTCAAAGGCTTCCTTGTCCACGTTTTCGGTCAGGCCGTAGCCGCCGACAACGCGAGAGGAGTTGGAGCCGTTAAGCTCCACTTTGTACGCGCCCTGCTCCAGGATCAGGCCGTTCGGCAGTTTGCATCCTACAGTTACTGTTTCGGCCATGTTACACCCCGATCATGCTGGCAATGCCCAGCGGTTGACGAATGATTGCACCCCAGGTGCCACCGGATTTTTTCTGCCGCCAGGAAGACTCTTCCACCACGACAGCGTGGGCGCGCATCTTCTCGGTGAACGCTGCGTAAGCGGTGTCCTGCTCACCCAGACGCTCAACAATCAGCTGCACAAGCTCGCCTGCGTCGGTGCTGTATTCAACAGCGGTTTCGATACGCATGTTCGGGAAGTTTTTCTTCAGCTGATCGGTGACGTTCACGTTGTACTGGTTCGTCTTGGTCAGGTTGACTTCCATTTCCGGCGACATACCGAGCACCATGCGATCGGTACGCTCTACGAGGCCTTTGGTCTGAGAGACCAGCTGCTTATAGAGACGACCGGAGATGTCGTCATATACGGCTTGCCCGTCTTTAGTTGCCCAGGTAACGCTACCGCCGGAACCAGTCGCCGCCGGCGTCACCGGAGCGCTCAGAGACGGATCGTTGAGCAGACCATAGTTTTCCAGTCCGGCGATGCCATAGAAGTAGGACTTGTTCTGGAACTTGTTCAGCACAAGCGCAGAGGCCACGTTGAGCTCGGCGGCATAGCCGATACGCCCGGCGCCATACATGTCCAGCTCGCGCTCACCCCAGCGGGTGTGAGTCTGATAATGGAACGACTGGCGCGGTACCCAGTTGACGTTGGCGGACGTCATGCCGTTGTTGTTGAAGTCGCCGTAAGCGCTGGTTTCACCAGTCGACTCGACGATCGGGAACTGCGAGGTCAGCGTCGTCCAGTCGCCTTTTTTCACTTCACCGATAATCTCTGCAGCCTTCATCGGCGTTACGAGAACGCGGATAAGTTCCGGATCAACGTAGTTCGTGAAGTAGGCCGGGATACCGGCGTTATTCGCAGTGACCATTTGCGGCTGGGCATCCATCGCCAGCGCGAAATTCTCCGCAAACTCCGGCTTCAGGTAGTCCTTCGCGCCGGGCAGCACAATGCCATATTTCCCGCTGGCTGCGGCGTAGTGTCGCTGAAATTCGTTCATTACTTGCTCCAGGTGCTGATTTTGACCAGCTCGCCAGCGTCACAATCGCTTGCGGCATAGAATGCGGTCTCGATAAAACCGGACACGGTTGCGCCGGCCGCTGCGATTTGCACTTCACCGGTGGTCAGGGATGCAAAAACCTTCTGCCCCCGGGTGGCAGCGGTTGACGTTTTGGCCCAGAAGTCACCGGCTACCATCAGGGTGATTTCGCGGCCGGGCTGGATAAGCATGGATGCCTGACCCAGCCAGATGGTGATCGACGCCTGCCCATCACGATGGACAAAGCCAGACGGAACACCGTTACCGGCATTGGAAGCCACACCGTCAACAGCCCAGGCGAAGCGGCCGACAGTCAGGCCGTCCTCACCAGCAACCAGAGCGCCCTCGCCAGCCTGATAGGTCGCGTGAGGGTTGGTGCCAGCAAAGGCCCCTTCGACGCCGGGGGCCGGATACTGGTTAATTCGTGTCTGAAAACCTGCCATGTTAACCTCGTTTCAGTTTGCCAGCGGTCGGGAATGCTTTTTCGAACTCACTGACGGAAGCGGAATCCTGCGCAATGACAGGGCGTGAATTTTCTTTCTGGCTGATCGCCATTTTGACCATCGCCGGATAAGCGGACGGGTGAACGCCGGCGATATCCACGCCGCTCTGTTCAAGCGCGGTGCGATAGACATCTTCGGCTGAGTCCATGGCAACGACGTCGCCGATCAGCGGGCGCACAACCTGCTCGGCTTCACGGATTTTCCGGAAGTTTTCTGCAGCCTTTTTAGTTGCGCTGTCGGCCGCCAGACGAATCGCAGAGTCCATCGCCGTTTTGGAGACTTTGTCGTCTTCTTCATCGTCTTCATCTTCGGCGGTTTTCTTCTTGTCCTTGTCTTCTTCGTCGTCCTCATCGTCCGCCGTTTTTTTCTTATCCTTCTCGTCGTCGTCTTCGTCGTCGGCGGGTTTGTTTTCTTTTTCGTCTTCCTTTTCGGCTTCATCAAGAGCCAGAAGAGCTTTGCGGACTTCTGCCTCCAGATCTGCATCCTGCGCCAGAAGTGGCTTAAGGGTGGCGCGGATCGCCGCTACCTTATGTTTACGCATGTGATTAAGCTCCGGTGGTAATGAATCTGCGACCAGTACATCTGGCCCTGCGCGGCCGTCAGGGACCAGCGCTTCGTGGTTTCCGAAAATGTCACGCATAACGCCGTCATAAGGCTCGCCGTCAGGGGTAACACCCGGGGTCATGTCTGCGACGTACTTGTACGATGCAGATAGCTCTCGCTGCTCTCCGCTCTCAATTCCAGCAATCGCGCTGTTATCCCAGATCGACATACCAACCGTGAGATACGTGCCGTCAAACTCCGCATTGGAGTGCGTCACGCCAACACGAAATTCATTTGGCGGGTCGGTGGGAAAATCGGGGATGTGCTTGCTGAGCACGGGGATGTTATTGAAGGTTTTGGCTGCTTTCCGGAGCTCGTCCGGGTGGCGCCAAAGCCGGTAAAGTTTGTTAGGTTCGAGCCCAAGCTCTTCGCTTCTTGGTATCTCTCGTCCGTAGTAGGCGTTGACGTTTGCCTTGCTGATATTCGTTCGTGAAATCTGAAGGCGGCCATTTGCGTCGATGGTGCGCACAGAGGCGCGATCGAAAGCTAAGCACTCTGTGGGGTTCATTGCTCAATCCTGTTTTGAAAGCCCTGGAATGACAGCCTCCCAGGTGCAACGACAATTTGGTAACTCACCTGGCATGATGTGCTCGCCATCAATGAGCATCCCCTCCGAGAGTTCGAACAACTTGCCATTAGCTTTTACATGGGACTGGCGAGGCTTTTTACCTGCATGGGAGTGCTTCCATATTCCCTGGGTAATGCCGAGCGCCTGCTGTCGCGCAGACTGAACGACTGAGGTGGCCTTGTTGTTCTGATCTCGGGCAATGAACGCCGCACGCCGCCGGGTAATCCCGTATCGCTTCTGGAGTTCATCGGTGAGATAGGACAGGTCGCGCCCACGCGCTACCGACCGCATAACCAGCCCTTCCACCTCGGTGAAATACTTCTCGGGGATGGATCGGATAAGGCCGACATTCTCGGCGATGGTCGCCTGAAGAGCGTTATTCATCTGCGAGGTCATCTTGAACTCGACAGTAAACCCCGCGTCTTTGAAGGCTGTGGCCAGTGACGCATCCGCGTTTTTCATGGCGTCGTTAGCGAACCTGTCGGCCAGCTTTTGCGCCATGTCATCAAACCGCCGCGTCCAGCGCTTTGCCAGTTTCTGCATGGCATTCCGCATCATCACTGCAGGTGATGCATCCATGGCGACAGCCGCGCCGCTGGCCCGATAGTTTGCCGACAGCCAGTAGACAACAGATGCCTGCATTTCCTGCACCTGCTTATCAAGCTGTCGGCGGTACCATGCTTCGACGCCAGCGTTAGGCCTGATAGGCCGGATAGTTTTTGGCTTTTTCTTTCCGGTCATCAGGAATTCCTATATTGGCTTAAACTCCTCTCCATCTAGACGAATAACCTTGATGGGTAGCGGAGTATCTTTCAGCTTTTGCAAGTCGCCATTTTCGGGGTTGTATTTAATGGAAAGATGAGCGCGATATTCTGGGTAGGAATGTTCTGCACCAGAGGCCTTCAGCTCCGCAAAACGCTTTTGCAGGTCAGGGCTTTCAAGATGCACAACCAAGGCTCGCCAAGGCTCCTTGCCCATAATTTCGATATCGCCACTAATTTGTGCCTCATAAACCCTAACAGGGTCAGCATCTACCGTGATTGGCTTGTTGCGTGAGTACATGAGCGTTACATGCATGTCACTCGGGGCGATTAAATTATTTATTCCAAGAGATTCAAGGTGCGAATATATGGCAGAAGCCGTTTCTGCATCGGGCTTGACACTTGCATACCCATTCATCTGATTCGAGTCATTAGCTGTCACGGTGGGCTCTTCCTCTTCGTCGTAGTCGTCTTCTATTTCGAGGTCATCATTCAGGTCCAGAGAGTGATATGGCGAATCCGGGTCACCGGCAATTTTTTCACGGACTTCGTTGCCGGAGAGCACGCTGGCGGCCACATAGACAGCGTCAGTGTCGGCGTCTACTTTGCGAATTTCCGCCCGCTCTTTAGCACTCATTTCGTACAGCGGCTCAAAGTCGAAGGTTATGCCATCGTCAATGTCACCGAACTCAGAGAGCTGAATGATATCCATCACACGCTTCAGGTTGTCTTTAAAAACAGACTGCTGCAGGGCGTGAATGTAGTCGTAGAAAACGCGGATTTCACCGTCAGACGTTGCGTTAAGGCCATTTGGAGTGATGCCCAGCAGTTTGACGAGCGGGATGCTCGAAACCGCAGACATGTGCTCCTGCGACTGTGCCTGCAGGGCATCGAGGCCGTTAAGCGGGGCGTTAACGAACTCAACCGTTTCTGGCTGGGTAGAGTTGTTGTCTTTAGCGAATGCGCCACGGTTATCGCGGCATCGGTTGAAGACATCAAGCCTTGCCAGAAGACTATCTGCACCACCGCCCTGCAGAATCGTGCTCATATTTGTTCCGATTACCGGAACTGAGAACGAGTGGATCATGTCGCTGACGCTGTCGCGGGTTCTGAGCCAGTTATTGACGTAAGGCTCGGCGATCTGTGAAAGAGACAGGCCGCGGAAGTTATACGATGCTTTCAGCAGATCAGGGACCTGCCGCGAGACGAAATCAATCATCCGGCTTGCATGTACGGTCCGGCCCATGACAAACCACTGCGTCGGCTTGTAGAAATCCGGGCTCAGCGGGTTGTCGGAGTTATAAATCCCCGGATAGGTCCAGATAGGCTCAATGACCCTGAACCCCTGCAGGCTGCCTTTCGTGATCTTCTTGTCGCTCATGAAGAGCTTCGATTGCAGCTCGTTGTCGTCCATCCATGCGGAGACTCCCCGCGGCGAACGAACGTCGATGTAAATCTGGCCGCCGCCAAAGTAGCCGTCGTGTTCTGCGGCTTCTTTAAAGCGCTCGCGCACCTTAAACCGCTTCATGGCCTCTTCAAGTTTTCTTACCCGATCCGCCTTGTCTTCGTCGCCGACAGTTTTGAGCTTTATCCATTTGCGGGTCATTTCCTCTGCAATGGTGCCTACCATCTTGCGATATTCAGGCTTCTGCGCCAGCGTGGACAAATACGGGTAGCCGGGAAAGCTATCAAAGTCGCCGTAGCCGTAACCGCCATATGCAGCATTGAGATCATCGTAAGGCGTGGAGTCCATTGCCAGAATGGCGCTTTTGATAGCCTCGGGGATCACCCCTTTCGGCGGCTCGTAGCGCTGAAACTTTCTTTTCGGCAATGCGTGGACTTCGGCCACGGCCTCGGGCCTAATCCCGACCTTCGGTGCTTCAGGTTCTTTTGCCGGCTCAGGCGCGGCGACTTCTTTCTTTTTAAACCACCACACTTAAATTCTCCTGAGTTGATTCGGGTCGATAACCATCGGCTGCGGGCCGGAAATCAGGTTGTCGTCGATTGCGTCCATCCAGGTATCGAGGATGTCGTCGTTGTCGTGACTGTCATCAGCGGAGAAAGCAGCGCATTCCGTCATCGCCGTCAGAACCCACTCCGTTGAGCCTGCGATCGCGCCGTCCTCGTAGAAGATGCTGGAAAGCTTCTGTCCGTCGTCGGTGTGCGTCGCGGGGACGAACACTTTCCCGGTTTTGATTTGAGGGATGACGTTAAGGCAGCGAACGAGCTTGTTCTGTCCGGTTCCGCGCGGGATTTCCCTCACCGGGATGGCGAGTTGTCCGGGGGTCTGGCTACGTTTTTTCAGAGTGGTGATGAGGCCCTGTCCGGCCTGCTTCTCTTCAATGGCCATATGACGCAGCGGCATGACCCGCATGGAGCCAGACAGGCGCCACTTTTCCCAAACCTCTTCCGCTTTCTTCAGGAGGTCTTCCGGGTCCCACCGACCGCGAACGACGTCGATGATGTACAGATTCCCGTCCACGCCCATGCCAGCCAGCGTAAACACGGTGTAATCCAGCCAGTCCTCTACCTTCCCGCTGTTCGTATCGACGTACACGGCGCGGTGCGTAAGCTTCGGCAGCGTGGTGTACGTTCTGAACCAGCTGGTGTCGATGATCCCGCCAGTCAGCGCCATCGGGTTTTGCTGGTATTGCGACAGGAAGGTATAGCGATCCTTTTCCCACAGCTGCAGGAGGTCGTTAACGTCTTCCATCTGCGGCCAGTAGGACCAGTAGCGAACACCTCCAACGACCACAGAATCGGTATCTTTGACCGTTTCCCAGCAAAGCGAACGCCATGGCTCATCGAGCGACTGGATGTACTTCTCGTCGATCATGGCCGGTATGGCAACATGGTGAAACGGCACACCCATTCCGCCGGCAAGCATGAATCCCGTTGCGTCGTCGGTGTGCAGGCGCTGCTGAATGCTCACAAACGGAGTGGGGTGCTCTTTCGACTTATCGCCGCGGCGTGATCGAATGGTGTTTACCAGCAGCGTATTCGCGCTTTTGCGTCGGGACTCGCTGAGCATGTCCACCGGCTTGTTGTAGTCGTCCAGCATCACCATGCCGGAAAACTCTGGTCCGTAGTAGCCACCACGACCACCGGTGATCTGCCCGTTGCTTGAGCGCGATACCGTCTGGCCTATAGAGCGCCCTAGCTCGTCCTTTATCTCCCATTCTTCCGCCTGATTGACACCAAACGAGCAGGGCCAGAACTCCTGATATTCGCGGCTGGCGATAATGTCGCGGGTACGCCGGCTGTTACGCTTTACCAGCGTGTCAGCAAAAGAGATATTCAGGTTGCGAAAGCGTTTAAGCCGCTTCTCCTGCACCAGGGCGTTGACATACGCCGGGAAGTGGATGGAGAAGAACTCTGTTTTTGTACCGCCGGGCGGGATGTTGATAATCAGGTTTCGCGGGACAAGGCGCCCGGCAAGCAGATCATCAATTTTCGAAGCCATCAGGCGGTGATGCCAGTTAACCAGCAGCCGATCGCCCTGAATCAGCTCGAACCATATCCGGGTGAAGTTCAGGAATGACTTCGTAGACTTTGAACGGATGATCACGCGCTCCGGGAATGACAGGTCATCCCATTCGATAATTCCGCTCATATCAGTCCAGCCCTTCTAACCTTCCCTCCAGCTTCTGCTGGGCCTTTGCATAGTCTTCAGCGGTGTACGTCACCTGATTCAGCGGGCCGCCGTCTTTACCGGTCAGCTCGACCTTTTGCTTGTTGCTGTAGGCATCGCCTACCTCTTTTGCTGCCTGCTCCAGTAACTGAGCTGTCATGCCGAGGTTTTTCATACCTTCGGCAGTCGTCGACATTCGCTGCAGGACGCGCAGGCGGTAGGCTTTGTTGGCGATCGGGATGTCGGAAATTTCGTTGAGGAAGCGGTCGCGGGTGCGGTTGAAAAGGTCGACCCATTTTTGAGCCAAACCCTTCCCTGCCACCTTTGTCGGGTCATGCGACGCCACCTGCTGGCGCGTCACCTGAACCTTGAATTCTTTTTGTACGGACTCGACGATTTGGGATGGCGTATCAAAGCAAGCGAGCTCTTGAACGATAAAGGCTCTCACTTCTGGTTTTAGTGCAGCCATAACCCACCGTCCGTATAAAGCAGTATAAAATCACGCCAGCTTCAGCATGCATGTCCCGCAAGCTCTGGCAACATCGATATGAGCAACCTCCGCCGGCCTGTTCGCCGCATCCACCATTTCCTGCACGTCTTTGCTGGCGCCGTAACGCCGGACAACGCCGACGAATTCCTCGACGTCATGGCCGCGAAGTTTGAGCACCGGCATTCCGGTCTCTTTGTTGAACTTCGGCGCGCCATAGTCATCGGTAGCCTGGGCGATGTGGTAAAGCTCATGCTCTACCAGTGCGCAGAACTCCAGATCGTTGCATTGCTCGCAGTAGTCGGCAGCCAGGGTGATGATGAACTTCGGTATGCGACCGAACCATTCATGCATCTGCTGTTCCATGCGGGACTTCTGCCAACCTCCGGCGCGGAGCATTACCTGTTCAGCCTGGCCGAGAACGTAGCGCCCTTTCTTCGCAAATGATTCTGATGCCCACATGAAGCACAAATCGGCTTCCATTAAATGGCCGTGGTCAGGGTTGTGAATACTTCCGGTATCGCTGAGGATTTGACTGTTAACCCACTCATGCACTTCACTGGCGGGAATTAACCGGGTGTATGGCTGCCAGTTATCGGGTCCGATGAAATTAACTGGCGGGTAAGGACGTTGCTGAAGCTCGCCCCAGTCCGGTTTTTCCATAAGTTCCCCTGGTTTTTATCCGTTTGAAGGTAGATATTAATTAGTGAATTCATGATGTACTCGCGACAAAGAGTTTCTTTTTTGTCAGTGAGTGCCATAACTTACCTAAAGGATTTCTTCTCATGAGTGATGAATACGAAAAGAAAATTGGCATCCCTGATCACCACACCCTCAAGCAAGTATCAATGGAATGGAAAGGACAAAGAAAAGGCCAAGACATTGATGTATACGTTTTTGATGAAATAGACCCAAACGGCAATGTGATTGCTTCTTACGAGGTAACCGACAGTACTTCAATCTACCCGCCGTTTGACCGCCACATTTCTTATCAAAAATTACGCAGAACGTAAATTTTTGGTTACTGAGATGAATGGGGCTTCAAGCATAACACTTACAATAAATCACCTTACCTTCGCAAAAGGTAAGGGTTATTATTACTGGCCGTAGCTTTCCAGCTTTCAAAAATTAGTAACTTACTCAAAGGAATCAACAATGGAAGATCGTGTGTTAAGCAGGCTTATAGAGATGACTGGTCACTCAGATGCCGAAGTAAAAGCAGCAGCAATTGAGGCGTTAGGTGAGTCCGCGCCTAAAACAGAACGAGTGATTTCGCTTTTGCTGGAAAAATCCCGTCACACCTCTCACGTAGTAAAAATCGCAGCAGCAAAGGCACTTGGCAAATTGTCCGCACGTTAAAAATTTTTATTTATGGCGCATTTTGATGCGCCTTGCGGTGCGCGGTGAAATGCAGATACAAAAAAGCCAGCGGTTAGGCTGGCTCTGTTATTTCAGGCACTGCGTGCGGATGTAGTCCAGCTACTGGCTGCCTCGTTGCTTCTCGGCCTGCCTGATGTCGGCTTTATCCCGGTTGCACTGCCCCAGTGCTGAAAGAAGGCTGACGTTTAAATCGAGGCTCTGGCCCCACGTCAGGTTGTCAGGGATTTCTGGCTGAGGAGTTTCAGCTGTCAGGCTGGCTGGTAACGGGACCGCCGGCACCTTGACGTAAACCGTTCGCGAATTGTTGCAACCGCTTAACTGCGCCAGCAGGCACAGGCCGATTAGTGCAATCATCATTCGCAACAGCAACCCTGATATCAGCCGTGGCTCCCGATGCGTCCAGTGCGATCTGCTCTTTTGCATTTTTGTTAGCCTCGGCGATGGAGTTGAATATCGTCATGGTGGTCAGGACGTTGGAGGTGATGGCCTGAGCGGTATTTACCTGCTGCTCAGCAGTTTCAGCTCTGGATTCCTGCTGACTGGCGGCGTTGTGGTAATACATAACTAGCCAGCCAAGGCAGACGACCAGACAGATAACCACGGCGATGATAATGGCAGTTAATCGGCTCATTTCTGCCCCCACAGACAAACTTCACGCTCAATCTCGCGGCGAGTTACCAGGCCTTTCCACTGTTTGCCCTTGGCATAGGTCCAGCGGCGCAGCTGATCACATGCACCTTTCTGGTCGCCCTGGTTGATTTTGCGCAGAAGCGTGGAGGTCTGGAAATTGCCAGCGCCGACGTTATAGGCGAACGAGTACAGAGCCCCGCGCATTGTCTCGGGGATCGGCTTCTGGATATATGGGTCAATCTGGCGAGCGACGGCGTTCAGGTCTTTACTGAGAAGCGCACGGCATTCAGCCTCGGTGTACTTCTTGCCGAGCATGATATCTTTACCAGTGTGGCCATAACAGACCGTCCAGACGCCTACCACATCCTGATAAGGGTTGTATCGCACACCTTCAAGACCATCGTTCCCGGTTGGGCCAGTGATGAGCGCAGAAGCAATGGCTATGGCGCCACCGCCGACGGCAGCGATAACGCTATTCCTCAGTTTTGGTGTCATAGCCATTGAGCCGATCCTCGCGTTCTTTCCGCCGGTAGTACCAGTTCACCCCACAGGTGGTAATGGTGCAGGCGATACCGACAATAATTGCCCAGTCACTCAGGGTCATCCCCGCTATTTTGTCGGCCAAAATCCATACCTCTGCCTTAACTGCCCCGGCATACGCCTTTGCTGAGACACCGCAGCCCGTCAGTGCGGTCCCGGTGCCGTATGAAAGTCTGCTGTAAATGGTGCTCATTTTTGTCATAACCTCACCTCCGTTGATGACGGATGGCGCTGTGCGTAAAGGGGAAAAGAGGCCCAGACCCTGCGGGCTGATTTATCAACAAAGCACGTCGGGGATGATTCCCGAGGATCTGGGCATGCTCAATAAAAAAACCGCTCAAGGCGGGAAGAAATACCAAGGGTAAAAGCGACGGCGCGGTAGCCGTAATGGTCCCAAGGTAGAGGGATTTAGAAGGCTGCAGCATAACTATCACTGGTGATGCAGGATAGCCAGTTAGGGCTGCAGCTCGGTTTCGTGAGTGGTGGCCGGTGCTGATCTCCGGCTTTCAGTGATTTCTCGCCTGGCTATCCTGACAAACACCATCTGGCGAACCGTAGCCAGTCAGACACGACACACATCACTTTGACGTCTCAGCGCATCAGCCTGCGCATTCACCACAACGGAAAGAGCACTGACTTCGAGCAGACCTTGGGCCCAGGAACGACGATCAATCTCAATGCTCTTACCTGTTATGGTCTCCGTTTCGTGGAGCGACGACCAGGTGATCAATCTGGCACCTGGGGAGGACTTATTTTAGGCGATAATGCCCGCGCTCCATATCTGGCGGCCTGCGACGCTGTTGCAGCAGCGCCCCTGATGGATTGGATTATGAGCCCGTCATCAGGTCAGGCCATTATCTTGTGCTGGCTAAACCAGCAATCTGTTCAGGGCTCTGCGCGTGTAGGGTTTCAACGTGTCGTGCAGCACGTCTCTACCCAAGAGCCCTGACCGGATTGCAGGCATAAAAAAGCCCCGGTGGAATGCCGAGGCTAATTTTACAAACTGGTATGTGACTATCATCTTCATGCCGCC